TTTTCTAACTTCAGTACCTAGAACAGCTGCAAAGGTAGTAGCATTTAAATCTAAATGAGCAAGTTGTTTGCGTTGAAATTTTCTAAATACGGCTTGCTTAGCGTTGTCATCTTTCGCATCAACAGCGGCATTATATTCAGCATTTAACTCTGCAAACCGATCATCTGCTGCAAAAGCCTTCAGCATTGAATTCGGGTTAGTTCCTTGAAGTTGCTGACGAGCGTACATTGATTTAACAAAAACCAAAGTACTACCCTTTGCATTCATTATACCTAATCGTGCTTGAGATGCTAGAGGATCATCATCTTCTTGTTTCCTTAGTTTCTCTTGAAGTTCTGTTAATCTTTCTTCATCTATTGCTATGCCTTGTACTGTTTTTTTATGTAATAGTTTACTTGCTTCAATATAATCATTACCATACTCAGGGCCTAAAAGGTCGATAAAACCTTGCACCTCCTTATTATCTTCAACCTCTCGTTGGGCATTCACTTTATCTAGGTTATGTTTTAGCTTACGTGCAGCTGTTGAGAACTTTGCCAGCTTACTAAATAGATCAACTACTGATCCGGTTTTGACTGCTGCTGCCCTTTGTGCATCCTGCCTTTCTAAGAGTTGGCCTTGTTTGTTGCGTTGCGTTTCATCATCCTTGTAGTATTGAGCTAAAGGTGTGACCCAATCAACAGGACCAGTTGATAAAAGATTACTGGCATAATCTATATTTTGATTTGGAACTCTAGTCATGCTGGTATCTCGTGAAAGTTAACGTCAATTAGATCATAAATAACACCAAGGAAACCGTTAGGCATAGTAACGACAGCTTCAGGTACTGTTTGTTGAATTTCTTCTGCGATAACACCGACGTATCTACGAGAATCACCCTTATAATTAAACTTATAAATGTTGTGACCTGCTATAGATTCACCTATTTTTACGATGTTATCCTTAAGTTTTTTTGAGGATGTGCTTCCTGCTGTTGCTGCTGTTACAAACGGAGTAGCAATAGAGGCTACACTGCTTGCAATACTCAAGGCTTCTTTAAACTGAGCCATTGCAACATTTTGGAACACAGGTTTAGGTGGTGCAATATCTGGACTCTTGATAATATTATTTCTAGCAAAGGATTGAAGTTGCATCTGCCTAGCTTGTCCTGCAGCTTTAGCTCCTGCTTTACTTAATTCTCTTCTCATATGTGTAAGTTCATACGCCTTACGTGAACCTTTAGCTAAGTAAGAAGCTAAATCTCTAGAAGCTATCCGCTCAGCAGATCTACCAGTAACACCAGATGCTGCTAAACGCTGTCCTTCTCCTTTTGATAGGTATTCTTTCCAATCAACTTCATCTTGTTGAAGGGCTTTACCTATCTGATCTTTATACTTCTCTTGTATCTCTGCATACGCATTGGCTAAACCAACATGAGAAGCGTCCATGGTCTGCTCATGTTGAACCCGCTCAACATTAGTTAAAGCAAGTGTATTCATCCAGTTGCGTTCACGTTGAGCTAGTTGATATTTGTACTGCCTTTTGGCAGTTTTGTTGGCATTTCTAGCCTCTTCTCCTAAGCACACGGCAAAACTCTATAAAGGATAATTGGTTAGGACCATGTTTAATTTCACGTAGGAATTTAAACCCTAAGAATTTGAGTAATTTTAAGTGGACAATATTTCGTTTATCAACGATATTCCATAATAAAGGTTCTGTTCTACTCTCAACAAAACGTTTAGCTTCTCTTGCAAAGGTTATAGGATACTCATGTATAGCTGGTGTACATATCATCCATATAATACCTCCTGCATCTACTCCAGCCAGTCCGGCAGTCTTGCCGTTAGGCACTTCGAACCATACTCCAGAGCCTTTTCTAGCAGCTTCAGGCAGGTGGATGATAGGATCTAGTCCCCAGCCCTCTTCAATCTCTCTGCGGTCATCTGGACGTAAATTAGAGGCCACCTCAATGGCAGCCTCCACAGTAATAGGGTGTACGTATTGATCTAATTTAGACACGTTGGTAGAATTTGGTGGTAAAGTCACCTTCCCAAGTCATTGAATACAATGTAGCGGGTGAAGGGTGAGTTGATTTAAGTTTAACAATTACATTTGTATTCTTCTCATATACAGGTATAGTCGCCTGACTTCCGGGTGTAAACTGAACACGGTTAGAAATATATTCATCAGCTTTAACAGCTTCATATAGTTCTTTATATTCAGGTTTACCAACTCTATCTAATATAGTTTCATATACACCTAATGGTCCAAAACTAAACTTAAGTCTATGGAGTACTAATGAACCTTGAACTTCAGACCTATAACTATCTCCCATAGGTTTCTGATAATATACTGTAGGGAACTTTACTTCCATATCATAAAGATACCCAAGAATTAGATTACCTGCAGGAGTTACATCATCGCCTGTACTGTTATCGTCCTCTTGCTGCGGGTCATATGTTTTCCAGTTTCCCGTCAGTTTAACTTTAGTGCCACCGTCCTGGAAAGTATAGACTTCTTCGACCAAACCTTGGAAAGTTTTATCTGAACCTGTTGGTTTATATATGACTGCCAACTGACCAGTGCTATTATTGAATCCAGTAGGTAAGGCAAAGTGAGTCCAATTGTTAGTAGCATCATAAGTTAAATCTGAATGAGCAACGGTTGTTGCATTATCTAAGTGTACTTGATAAGTGATGTCATCTGTAGTTGCATCTGTACCTAAATCATCTACTAAAGAATTAGTTGAATCCTCTAATTTAATAGAGAATTTTTGTAAGACATCTTTACTACCATTTCGTACTACTGCATACAGAGCATCGTCTAACATAGCTAAATGTTGGATGTCACCACTTAGCTTCCATCTAAACCAAGCTGCCTGAACTCTTTTCTCAACCGAACTAAAATAACGATAACCATATAATTCGTCCTTATTTTTTTCGCTGAAAAATATGACGGAATTTTCTCTGGAATTAGCTATAGTACCTATATCTTTAGGGAATAGTTTAGAAACAATTTTAGACTGTTCTACTATATCAGGCTGCCCTTCTCTCTGCACAGCTGTCATCTCAAAGAAACGTGTGTTCTTACCAGCGTTATCTAAGAAACCTACAGTAGTACCTAGTGAGATAGGGTTAGTATTATAGTTAAAGTTATATGTTGATAAAGCGTTTATCTTAGCAGTATTAGGACTCAATACGTCTGAGTCAGTAGTTAACATAAACTGCTGATTCTTAGTAAATAATATAAGACCTGTGTTTACCTGTATCCCATCATAAACAATAGCTGGGTATTCAGAACTACATGATATATCAACGTTGTCAGTAGCTGTATAAGTGACAGCAGTCTTAGGCCAGAAATTATAGAAATCTCCAGGTCTAGACATTATGACATTCTCATCACTTAGAAGTATCATTCTATTTCTAAAGAATAGAAGTTTGTTTATATATCTAAGTCTATTTGTATCTATAGTTTTATAATCAGCATGTGCAGGATCAAGTTCACTAGTACCTTGTGTACCATAACCAGAGACAAAACTAGGTTTAGGTACTGTTACTTCATCACCGACTGGACACGCATCCCAAGCAATTTGATTAACAGTAAAGGTATTAGCAGCTGTTCTGACTAATTGTATGGGCATAGTAGCCGCATTAAATGAAGTCATTCTGCCTGGTTCTGGGCATTCTTCCCATACCCCTTCACCATCTCTATCATTATTACCGAAGAATTTTACATAATAGTCATCTTCTTCTGAAGAACTATTAGCTACTCTAACTACATATCCATGCTTACACTGACTAGGTAAATCAGCTACATCATTTACTCTATCTGTAAATACATTGAGTAAAGTATCAACTGGTGTATTTATGTTAAAATTAGCAGAGGTTCTAGTAATATATAAACCGTTACCTATCTGAGATACCTCAGCACCAGCAGTACCTCCAAAGGTATCAGCCATAATTGCAGAACGTATATCACCTAGAATACTCTCAGCTGTAACAGTTGTTTCAGTATCAAATGGTGTAGGTAATGGTCTGACAAGACCGAGGTTAGCTTGGACTACTGATTCACTATGCTCTGCAACAGTAATTTTATACCTAGCATTTTTCATCCAGACATAAAAGTAATCCCCAGTTCTCCATCCTTCACCACCATATAATAAATCGTGTAGTGTAGTATAACGACATCTATATGCAGGCTCTGATGCATTACCTTCTGCTACTGATTGCCCTGTTGTCGCAAGACGGAAGTACAAGTTTTTTCTATCACCAGCACTACCGCCACTAGGAGTTACACTTATTGTCCAACTTTGACCATTAGCTTGAGCAGTATCTCCTGTGTCACCATGGTTAACTGCGTATATATCTGTTGCTACATTAGGACAATACTCGTCCCTCGTTTCTCCTGTACTACATCTTACACCACCTGTAGGTAACCCACTTAAAGCACCGCCAGATTGACAAGCATTAGAACTATCGTTCACACGATCTACAGAAATTCTAGTAGCTGTGTAAACTGTTTCAGTACTAGTAGAATCGTATAAATTTAATGCGTATTGACTAGCATAATTAACCTTTTTTAACTCAACAAAAGCTTCATACGGTTTAGCAGTAGCTGTTGTGGTTGTGTCCATTTCAACACGCTTTAAACGATTAGTGAGGTATGTATAATCGTTTAATGTTAGGGTTTGAATATCTCCATCTGCATTATGCTCAAGGTAAGCTGTTAATGCTGTCTCACCTGCTGTACCGTAGTTAACAGTACACTCTGCTCCATCAGAACATTTCCACATTCTAATCTTACCATCATCTATATGGCCATTCCTACGGATCACTTGGCCTATATACTGTTCAGCCTCATCTCTATAATAATGGAACCATTTACCTGTTGTATATGAATTATTAGATCCATCACTTAATGATTTCACTAACTGCCCACCAGGGCGTTTTAATAATCCATGTGTGACATCAGGTAATACATTCAATGCGTCCTTAACTTGGCCTGGTAGTTTTAACTCGTCAGGCTGTTGAGATATACCTCCATTATATGATCCAATCGTTTGTGTAATACTTGCCATTAGCGTCTTAATGTATAATAAGGTTTGTAGGAACTATATACACTATTAGGAGGTGTGCCAAAGAATGAATGATCACCTTGTTGGCATTCATATTCCATGCAATTAGCACGTGCGTATGCTTCCTGTCCTGATAATAGTTGTACTAATTGTGGGTTGGATACTAATTGAGTAGCTGCTCGTACTGATGCACGGTATGTAATATAACGTTTAAAGACACTAGGTAGATCTTCGAAAGGCCAAAGGTAAACAATGTCTAACTGTAGATCTCCAGTGAAGACATCTGTATGATCGACTGTATCGTATAATCTACCGTTACGTCTAGTAAGATTCATTGTTTTCTTATCTAGATTATTATGTAAATCATATCTAAGTACGTTAGCTGGGATAGTTATATAACCAGTCTCAGCATCTGGTGTTTTTGTCACCTTCTCTTCAAGGTTGAATACCCATCCTTCATTCTGTACGTCCTTGTTAACCTCAGTTAAGATGTTATAAATGAAAGATACTTCAGGGTTCGCATAAGTATTATATATTTCTTTCTCTCTATAAATACGTATTGCTACACCAGTACCTGGAGCACTGGTAAAAGTTAAAGTATTACCTGAAATAGAATACGCTGTTGTTAACGCACCATCTAGTTTTACTTTTACCTCACTGTCTGTAGTTCTAGTTAAATCTACAATAGAGAAAGTAACGTCACTATTGTCTCCAGTGTATTTTACTTCTCCTGTGATCTCTGTTGTTGTACCGAGAGTAGTTACTGGTGACTGGCCAATAGCTCCCAGTATTGAGTTCACTGCGGATAGTTCTGTATCGGTGTCAATTGTTGTGGGAGTAGGCATAGGTATAAATTTTTGTGAATAAAAAAAAGGGAGCGTGAGAACTCCCTCTTTTATGTTGGTTAATAAAATAAACTTAAGTGAAGCTTGCGTTAGAAACTTGTGTATCGTTCCAGTTAGAGGAAACGTCAACACCAGCAACCAATTCAACTGCAGCAGCAGGGTTAAGCCAGTCAGCTCCCATAGCCAAGCGTCCAAGAATAACGTCACCCTGGTAAACCACGGATACATCACCTGAAGTTACTTGTACTTGAGGTCCGATTGCTTCAACCACACCAGCAGCTTCCTTCTGGAAG